CGCCAGCTACGGCCTCCTGGACCTTGTCCTGCGCCTGCCTCAGCAGCTCCGACACGAAGTCCGTCGCCGCCGACAGCAGGTGGCGCACGAGTTCCTGCCCCAGTCGGGCGAAGTTACCGTCGAGGCTGAGCGAGATGCCGCCGAGGAACTGATCGACGACCCACTGCGCACCCTTACTTGCCCAATTCTTGACGGTATCTGCAATGTCGCCGACAAAGCTGCCAACCTTCCCCAAAGCGCCTTTGACCACGTCGCCGATACCACCGACGCCGAGATGCACGCCGCGCATCCCGGAAATGTCGGCGCCGGCCATCATTTGAGTGGTTTCGTCGTTGGGGATTACCCGTGAGCCCCTGCCCAGATACACCAACTCGGGACCTTGCTCACCGACGATCGCCCAACCGCCGGGGAAATTATCGGTGCCGCGGGCCAGATACGTGACGCGCGGGAAGGACGGACGCGGGAACAGATTCCCGAGGCCCAAAGTGTTGGTGATGGCGTTGAGCCCGTTGGCAAAGGCGCCGGCAAACGCCTCGAGGCCGGCCAGGATCTGGTTGAGCTTGGTGATGACGAAGTTCCCGGCGGCCCGCATGATCCCGCTGGCGTTGTCGCGGAAGTTGCTGAACGGCCAGAGTAGGGCGTCGGCAATGCGGGTTTTGACGCCGTTCAGCCCGTTTTGTAGCGCGTCCCACTTCTCCAGCACCCAGCGCTTGGCATCCTCCATGCGGTTGCTGGCGTCGTCGCGCAGCCCTGTGAACAGCGCGACCGCGTCGTCCTTGAGGTTGCGCACCCGCTGGATGGATCCGTCCTTGAGGTCGGTGAGGCGTCCCAGGATGTTGTTCTTGGACTCCTCCAGGCGGTTGGTGGCCTCGTCGCGGAAGGCGGCGAACAGGCCCAACGCGGCGTCCTTCAGGCCCATGACGCGTTGGACGGTTCCGTCCTTGAGCTGCGTCGCGCGGTCGAGTACCCAATCGCGCAGGTTCCCGACCAACGCGGTCGCGGTGTCGCGCAGCTTGGTGACGTTGTCTACTGCGGCGTCCTTCAGACCCGTGATGCGTTGGACGAAGTCGTCCTTGAGGCGCGTCGCGCGGTCGATGGCGCCGTCGCGCAGATCAGTCACCAGGCCCAGGGCCTTGTCCTTGAGTTCGGTGAAGGCGCCGACCACTTTGTCGCGGATGCCGAAGGCGTTGGTGGTGAACAGGACCACCAGACCGAGCGGCCCGGTCAGCAAGGTCGCGGCGATCGCCAAGATACCCTTCCAGTTGTCGTCCAGGAAGGTCTTGATGCCGTTCCACACGTCGCTGATAAAGCCGGCCGTGGCACGGAATGCGTCCGGGATGGTACGCGTGAAGAACGGGATGAAGTTCGCGGTGAACCAACTGACCACCGGTTCCACGGTCGTGCGCAAGGCGCCGAAGGCCCCGTTGACGATGTTGCGGAAGGTCTCGCTGTGCTGGTAGGCCAAAATGATGCCGGCCGTCAGCGCTGCGATGGCTAGGACCACCAGGCCGATCGGGTTGGCCGACAGAACTACGTTGAACGCCGCCTGGATCCCAGAGGCCACCTTGGTGACATTACCCATGTTGAAGATGGCCTTCGACGCCTCGAGCGCCGCTCCGCCCACCTTGCCGATGGTCGAGATCACCGGCAGGCCGGCCTGTTGCAAGCCGGTGATGCCGGTGCCCAAGGCGCCGACGGTGCTGATGGCCGGCGTGATCTGGCTGGCGAAGTTGAACACCGCCGAGGAGACGGGCTCGAAGAAGAGCAGGGCCTTGTTACTGTAGACCTGCCAAGACTGCGCGAAGTCGTCGGTGTCGGCAGCGAGCCCGTTGATCGTTTCGCCGCTGGCGGACAACGAGGCCATCAGGTCCTCGACGCTGAAGCGCCCCTCGCGGATGGCGGCCGCCATGTCGGGGCCGGCGCGCGAACCGAAATACTCCATGGCTAACGCCGTGGCGTCGCCGGTGGAGCCGGCCTCCTGGATCTGCTTGATCAGGTCGGTCAGCGCCGCGTGCGTGTCTTGCACACCCTCCTGGGCGAGCTTGCCTAGGGCGATACGCATGGAGCCCATCGCCAGCTCGGCGTTGACGCCCTCCTTCTCCCACTTGCCCAGTAGGGCGGCGGTCTCCTCGAAGCTGAAGCCCATCTGCCGGAGGGGTGCGCCGAACTGCACCACCTTGGTCATGAGGGAATCGACGCCGATACCGGTCGATTGACTGACCTTGAACAGGTAATCGAGCGTCTCGGCCTGTTTGTCGGTCTCGATGCCCCAGTCGCCGAAGACGCGGGTGCCCTTGGCGATGGCGGTACTCAGATCGACGCCGGTGATGCGCGAGAGGTTCAGGAACTGGGTGGCCATTTCCTGCAGCGGCTTACCCGTCAACCCGAGGCGCGTGTTGAGATCGGCGATCGCAGTGGCGGCCTCTTCCGAGCTCACCGGGACGCTACCGAAGACCTGGCGGAAGTCTTCGCTCAGGGCGTCCAGTTGTTCGCCCGTGGCGCCGGTGCCGATGCGGATAGTGTCGAACGCATCGTCGAATGTACTGCCGATGCCGTAGAGGGCGTCTTTGATCTGGTTGGCGCCGGCGGCGATCCCGGACACCATGTCCTTGCCGCCCAAGCCGCCGAACAGCTTGTTGAGGCGCCCGGTAGTTTGTTCCGCGTCCTTCTCGAGTTGGCCCACCGACTTGTTGTAGCCCGACAGGTCGACCTGGGTCTCGATGACAACGCGTCCGATGGGTCCGCTCATGTGCGAAGGCCCTGTTCCGCCAGCCACGCCTTGAAGTCACCCAGCGCCGTGAAGACGCGACGTGTACCGGTCTGCGCCAGTTTCATCCAGTCCCTAACCGCTCTGCGCCGCTTCTCGGTCTTTTGGTACGGCAGCAGCGCGATCTGCGCCAGGAGCAGCGCCTCTTCGGCTTGTAACTGCACTGTACGCGCCAACATCGCCTCCATGACCGGGCGCGGCATGTCTAGGACGTCACGCCAAGTGTGGCCGGGATAGTACCGGCAGATTCGGGCGACGCGGTCTCCGAAGTCGACGTCGTCCCATTCGGCGCTGAGGAAGTCACCGTCGTCCGGTAGTTCCTCAGCGCCCGCATAAAAGTCTCGGCGATGATCTGGAGGTCAGGGTCGGACAGAGACTCGAGCAGGTCGGGCGGAGCGTCCGGGAGCATGAGTTTCACCAACTCGCGCAGGTGATACTTGTACAGCCTGACCTCTTCGTCCGACGGGTCCTCGGGGCCGTCGCCCAGGATCTGTTCCTCGAAGCGCGTCACCTCGCGGAGGTGCTTACGCGCACGGGCTGACCACTCTGCGCCCCACCAGGACGGAGGAACCGTTTCGTATGTGCGTCCGTCGATCTCGACCGGGATGCCTTTCGGCTTAACGGTCGAGAGCGAGATGGTGGGAAAGTTTCTGTTCGACATCTGACCTCCCCGCGCCTATGACGTCGCCGGCTGGACGCTGCGGAAGAGCGCCACGCGCGGCGTCGCCGTCGTGGTATCGACGAGCGCCGTCACTTCGAGCGCCACCACCGCCTTGTCGTCGGCCACGCCGAAGCGTGGTTCCGGCGATCCGGTTGATTGCCCACGGAAGATGACGCCGCGGAACGGCTCACCGTTCTGCTGCAGCGCCTCGAAACCCCACGAGTAGGCCACGTCTTCCACGGTGCCGCCGATGATCAGGTCGTCGTGACCTTTCGTCCCGGCGCCGGCTGCCACCGAGGCGATGGAGCCCAAGCCAGCGGCACGGTTCAGGTTCTGCACCGTGAGCTGCGCCAGATCGGTGTCAAACGTGATGGAACGCCCGGTGATGGGCTGCAGGATCGGGTCCAACTCCTGATCCACGCCGATATCGGCGCGGTCGACCGAGAAGGACGTTCCGAGCCCACCGTCGGTGTAACCCACATCGACCCAGGGGATGCCCCACGGCGTCCCGTAGTCGACGGTGTCATCCGGCATATCGTTGGTCGTGGCAAACGGGGCGGAATACACGATCATGTTCCGCGTCGCCAGGACCGCGCTTGCATCTCCGGCCATGTCTACCTCCTATCACAGGTGGTCGTTAGCCGCCGTGCGCGCATTTAGGGCATCGGCGTCGTTACGAACTGGGCTTGGCTTTGGCGCCTTCGCCCGGGAGCGTGGTGGTGGCCGACGGGGTCGAGGCGCTGGCCTGCGCGACCACGGCGTCTTCGACCGTCGTACCCTGAGCCTTCAGCGCCGCCTGGACCTCCGGTGGCACGATCGGCGCCGGAGTTACCGGCTCCAGGTTGGCGTTCTTGTTCGCCGGCGCGAAGTTGTGGATGCCGCGCCCGTAGGGATGGACCGCCAGCGCGCGCATCTGCTCCGCCGTGAGTTCCACGGTGTCGCCGGGGAAAACCTCCTGCTTGCCGATGCGCAGCGGGCGTGCAGGCCCTAGGTAGATGTACTTGCCGCTAGCCATTACACGAACCTCCTTCGCGGCCGCCTGGCCGTCGTCACAATAAGACCCCCACGTTTGGCCTCGATGGCCGCCAGCAGGCGTTGGGCCTCCTGCGGCGTGATCGGGTCGATGGTGCCGATCTGCATGCCGCTGATGAGATGCTCACGGACCGCCAAGGTCTGCTTGCGGGCGCGGACCTCGTCGGTCTGCGACATCTCCTGGATGAGGCCGACCAACGCGTTGAGGCGGTTGAACGGGCGCTCGACGCACATGCGGGTGAAATAGGCGTGCTTGGCACCGCATTGCCGGCACTTGAACCCGTAGACGTTGCGCAACAGTAGCCAGTCGGCGGCCAGGATCTGTCGCAGCTTGCGCGCCTCGGCCGGCGTCAGTACGGGTTTGGCCAGCGTGCGCGCCAACTCGACCGGGATCTCCTGCCACTGCGGCGGACGGTCGGGGATGTACAAATCGTTGAGTAGGTCCGTCTTCCTCATCACAGCGCCGATACCGGATATTGCAACACCAACGCTTCGTAGGTCACGAGCACATGCGCCCAGTGCAGATCGGGGTCCACCAGGTCGAATGGGCCGCCGACCAACTTGGTCTCCGCGACGTAACAGTCAGCCGCGACGAAACCGAGCCGGCGGCGGTCTTGCGGCACGACGGTTGGATGTGCCGTACGGAACAAGCGCGTCGCCTCGTACTCGGTCGGCCCGTAGAACTTGACGTCCAGGCGTGGCCGGTAGTACGGGACGTACGGTTCCTCGTTGCCACCGCCGGCCTTGGCCACCAGGATGAAATACCCGCTGTCCATGCCCGACGGGATCTTGCCGCGGATGCGGTCGGCCGGACAAATGGTGGTCACATCGCCGTTGGCGCGCCAGTAGGCGATGAAGGCGCCGACGTGATCAGGCAGCGGGGTGGTCATGGTTCCATCTCCCGCCGGATGTTGTCCATCAGGTTCGGCATCACTGCTTCGCGCGCCCGCTCCAACATGCGGATGGCCGCACGATAGATCGTGCCCTTCTCCAGGTAGATGAAGTAATCCACGCCGTAGGATCCAAACTCGCCGGTGATGACTTCGCCCTTGATGGTCGCCGGCTCGAAGCGGATGGAACCCTGCGCCGTACCGGTTACCACAGGCGTGAGGTCTTTGGCGATGGGGACGGCCTGCGCGTGCGTGCGATCCACGCCGCGGCGGATGGCGTTGAGCAGTTTCTGCCGCGCCTCGTCGGAATGCGACTCGTACGCCATCATGTCACCGCCCGCAACAGTAAGAGCTTCATGCCTTCGGAGATCCGCGGCACGATGGCCTGGATACCCCAGGTGCGCGCCGACAACTCGCGGCCGCGCCGGTCACGGATGCGCACGATGCGGTCGGATTCCACGACGTCGGCGTCGGCCGGGACCAGCATACGGGAGAGGTCTTCGACGATCTCGCGGTCGGCGTCGAGGATCTCCCCGCGGCCGATCTCCATCCACCACTTGCTGGGCAACGCCGCCAGATGGTCCTCCCACTCGCCGTAGACCGTACCGCCGTACGGGTCTTCCGACGCCACAGGGCGCCGTTGGACGGTACAGCGATGCACGAGTACGAAGCGGGCGGCCTGGGTGCTCATGCCAGCAACCATTCCGTGTCCAACCGACTCAGGATCCGGGCGCGTTCCTTCTCGTAGTCCAGACCCTGCGTGCGGATATCGGGCGTACCAACGGACGAGTAGCCGTTATACGCCAGGTACAACTTGACCAACTGTGCCAGCACGGCGCGGTGTTGCGCCTGCCGGCCGGCGACGTTCGCGGGTTCGTAGACCACGACTACCGGCGCACGCCACACGCCGGAGCCGGAGCGCAGCACGCGCGGTGTTACCAGTGTGTAGCCGTCGGCCGGGATGAGTTCCTCGGCCGCGGTGACCGACACGATGCTGGCGGCCGGCGCGCGTAACACCAGGTCGGTCGACCCATCGGTCAAATAGTGGTACTCGACCACTTGGTCACTCGCGCCGGCCACTATTTGGATCTCGTATTCTTGCGCCGCGATGATTTCGGTCAACGCGGTGTCGCTCAGGTCGGTCTCGATACCGAAGTCGTCCCGGAGTTGCGCCGGCGTCAACAACGGCATGTCTAACGAGCCTTATCCCGGCGCTGGGCCTGTGCGGCCTGCGCCTTGTTCCGCGAAGCGTCCTGCGCCTTCTGGTCGGTCTGCTTGTCGGGATCGGGTAGCTCGAGCTGCTGGGCGTCGGCCTTCTTGCCGGTGAGCCCGTACCGTTGGGCCTCGGCGTCGGACAATATCTGCCCCGGCGCCCCAAGGAGGAACGCCGCCTCAGGGTCGCCGTCCTCGACCACGCGGTCGCGCTCGGCCGTGAGCCACAACCGCCGGTCCAATCGGTATGCCATGGCGAACGTCTCCTTCTCGATGGTTGCCCCGCCTGTGAGGCCTGGGCGACAGCTATAGTTGGGCGCCCCACAGACGGGACAAACTACCTCATCGTCCATGACTACGAAGCCAGCGTGACGGTGCAAATCGCCGACGGGCGATACACCACGAACGCGAGCCGCTCCTCGGCGCGGATCATCAGCTGGTTGCGGATGAAGAAGTCGGCGTGCTCGCTGGAGACGGCGAACTCGATGCCGCTGCGGCGGAAGATCTGCATCGCGGTGCCGAAAGCCGCCACGATCACGGTGTTCTCGGGCATCGCCGTGGTGGCTACGACCGGAAGTCCCCAAATGCGCGCCGGACCCGCTTCGGCCGGACTGCCCCAGATGTAGATGCCGTCCGTGGTGCGCAACAGGCGCACTTCCTGCCAATCGAGCGGGTTGAAGATCACGCCGTCGGCCTCGAGGAACGAGCCGACCTGCACCTTGGTTATGGCGCGGAAGATGGCGTCCGGGATGGGATCGGTGCCCTGCGCCTGGGTCTGGATGCCGGCGTGGTTGAGCATACCGGTCAACTCGGGCGAGACGCCGGAACCGTCGATCAGTTGGTCCTCTTCGGCCAGGAGCATGAACGTCTCCAGGCGCGCGTTGATGTAGTCGCGCATGGCCGGAGCGTCCTGGAAGAGCTCGTCGGTCACCGGCAACGTGGTGGCGATCTTGCGCACGTTGCTGGTGCGCTCGGTGAACGCCAAGGCGGATTCCGGCTTGACGCCCCCCTCGGCCGTGGGCGCCGCGGC